ATAAATAGGCAAATGAAGAAGTCTTGTGCCTAATGTGATGTCAAATAAGATTGCAAACAGCAAAGCAACTAACCCTCTCCACTTACCAATAGGTTTGTAGAAGGTCTCGATAGCAGTTAGTATGCAAGCTATTGCCAGTGCTGAAATTAATATAGTGCCCATATAAAACAGTCTACTCTCTAAAGACGCATCTGTCAATGTCGAAGTATTGACCTGCTGTAAAGCTTGTTGGATCGCAGGTTACTTTGAGTATTGCATACGATGCGCCTTGAATTGCTGTTGCAGAAAATACGTCAGCAAGGTAATTCCAACGTACGCTAGGGTCTTTTAGTCCAGGATCTACCGTAGCTAAAAGGGTAGTGCTTTCTATATAGTTTTGAATTATGCTGTCATCTGGACCGTAAAATGTAACGTCTAATGTATATGTTCCATAAGAATCAGCAGATGGCCTAATAGCTACAGAAGAATAATACCCAGCTTCTTCTTTAATAGGCAGTTTAGAAGTCTTAATGGACCAGGTATTATCACCAGATGAGGATGCGTGTGTAGACTTTACTCTGCAATATGAGGTACCTTGAACGGTAGTGTCATTAGAAAGAGTACCCAAACTTTCAATGCGGTTAAGAATTGAATCAACACCTAACCATTCTCCAAGATCTCTTTCAAAAGAGGCGGAAGGAATAATTGATGCGGAAAGTTCTCCCTGGTATTCAAGAGTTAAATACCCAGGCTTAACACAATAAGAAACCCCATATGGCATCATTGACTCTAAGTTAGCATATAGACGTGATAACTTATTGAAGTAATTATAGAAGTAGCTGCTCTTTCCACCACCAACGCTTTGTTCTTGCGTCATGTGCACAATCTTTGCTGTATTGCCAGGGTTTGGCATAGATTTTGTAAGGCTATTATTAGGATCAATAAATGCAGTAGGAATGCGACCATATTCTGCTTGAAAACCATCTAGTTGAAAATAGTTAGATTGCGGGATACCAAATGATGGTAGTGCGTTAACAAGTTTAAGGTTTACTTCAAACTGTGTCTCACCCTGTGTAAGGTTGCGGACGCAATATGCACGAATCCATTGGTACTGGTCATGTTGAATTACTGTAAGATTTCTTGATGTTTCATCTGATTGCCCCTTGTTGGTATACAAAGTATAGGTGCCTTCACCACCACGTACCCAAACAGAAATTACAAAATCTTCCCCACCCTTAGCTGGTCGTGGTAGGTAAACAGTTGTGCTTATTTCACCTTCACCACCAGGATTAGGTACACCATACGTTCCAAAAGTAACCTGCCCCATACCAGAACCAAATAAAGGACCATATGGGAATAGCTCAGGAACAAACGGGATTGCTGAAGGATAAAGTGGACCCAGTGATCCATTAGGGTTAACAATACGTTCTGGGGTTACCCCACTAGAAACAATAGATAGTGCGCCCTGAATATCTACCCAATCATCTGTAGTTTCAAAACCCGAATTGTTTGCGTAGTTAAACCGGTTCTTAATCTCCCAGATACAATCGCTTGGTGAAAAGTAAATATGGTCTACAGGATTATCCGGTGCGTTAGCTCCGTTACCACCAAAGTAGTCCTTACCTTCAGCAGTTTCTTGAAGCATCATTCCGTCAATCCAAAAAGTATCGCCCGGTTCAGCATCAGGAAAATAAATAGTGAGCTTAGCTAGTGGGCTTCCTGAGTCACGACTTTGTGGTGGTGTAATAGCAGTAACTTCAAACTTAGTTTTTTCTGGTAATCCTTGAGGCACACCTTCAAAGAAGTCAAAGTAAAGTGGTTCGCTACCTGTCCAAGGAGCAGGCCATAATGTTGGGTCAATGTGGGTAGTAGATGTCTCGTCTGCTACATAGTAATAGTTAAGTGTATAAGGATCAGAATCTGCGTAATAAGCTTCATCATAAAAGTACTGCCCATTAGCATCTGTTATGGTTTCAGTTTGGCGTTCAATAGTCGCCCGATTAGAAAATTCAATACGAGCAACAGCAGTTCTAAAGTCTGCTGTATATGCACAACTTACAAATCCACTAAAGGTATAGTTTTGTCCTGGGTCAACCGAAACCCAATCAGAAGATATATAACCACCAGTGCCGCTAAGGATAGTTAACTCATTAATACAATTACCGTGCTCTAAAGCACCTGGATAAATTGTTGGGTCTTGGGCAATTGAACCATTAGGTGAAGCGGTCCAAAAACCAATTCCCTGTTCAAAATCTGGGTTAAGAATATAGTTTTCTTGCTCTCCCTTAACGTATACACGAACACGTCGCGCATCTTCAAACTCCATACTATCCTCAGCTTTAGATAGTTGAAATAGGTCAAGAGCAAATTTTCTGTATCCTGAATTAGAACAGGTTACGTTGACGCTAAGAGTTGCAAACGCAGCGGTGTTTGGTGATTTTGCTCCCTCACGACCGGTCCAGCTATAGCTAGTAAATTCTTGCCAAGAACCATCAGTAGTTAAATCTGCCACAGTATCTGTAGAACCTAGGTGATGGTTACGGTAGTCATACCAATTAATCTTTACATTCACGTCTGCTGTAGATGCCCCTAGTTGTTGGATCCAACCACTAAATACATAATATGTATTGGCCTCAACCGGAATACCATAAAGAGTTGGGGTCTTATCTGTGGACGGAAGGTGCAAAGTAACTGTTGAATTAGTATGGGTAGTAAGAAGACCAAACCCATTAGCCCGAGGTGGATAAAGAGTATCTGCCAAAACCGTTTCATTAATAGAAACTAAGACTCCAAGATCAGCTAAAGAAGTACTAAACTTTTGGCTAGCAAGTGTGGCGGTACCTGTAACGCCCCACTTACCTATAGTATCTTCAAAAGAAGAATCATTATAATCAAGTATGCGGTTATGCCCAATTTCTACTTTAGAGTCCCAGTGGGTCAAAGCTGTAGCAAAAGTTTCAATACCTGTTGTAGTTCCCTTATCAACATTTATTTCATTACCCGCATTGTAAAGAGAACGGTAGTAGTTTTCTCCAAGGACAGGCTCATAGTTAAAACCAAGATCTAAGATTTTAGATGTTACTAGGGAGTTATTAATGCCTTTGTAACTTGAAGTCTTTTCAAGAATATCCCCCTCAACAGCAATCTGATCATATATAAAAGCAAAAGCGCCTAAAGTTTGCACAAGTACATTTGAAGACTCAAGTTCTCCAGTAATATCTCCTATGGCATTTTCTTCATTAAGCCATGCTCTAGGTATCCATTTACCAATTTTATCTAAAGTATTAGTCTCATCAATTACTAGGGTTTCTGAGCTGCCGCAAAATACCCAACGAAGCCCATTAAATAACCAAAGAGAATAGTTAATTTGAGAATCTAAATTATCTACAAAAGATTCATAAATATAGTTTTTAAACTCATCCATGGTTCCACCATCAACCTTAATGGCGTCAAATGGGTCATCAGGAGTGCCTGTAAAACTCTTTACAAGTTTCCAATGCGTAGGTGCAGGATCATTAGGGTCATAACTCATGTTTTCCCATACAACATAGGTAGCCTTGTAGTCATAAGATTTAGCTACAATTTTAGAGTTATAGTAAATTCCTACGCTGTCTACTTGACCGTATAAGAACGTACTATATTTTCGGGTACCATATTTTGCCATGAGTTAGTTACATCCCACCAAGTAGAAAGAGCGAAGAAATAGGGTCAGAAATTGGAGACCAAGATGCATTAGAACCATCTGTGGTTAGGTACTCACCAGCATGTGCTGTTTGAGTAGGCAATCCAGTAATGTTTACGCTTCCACCAAGAGATACAGAACTTCCATTAATAGTAATAGATGAGTTTGTTAACCCAGCATTAGGAATGGTAGCTACGCTGCTAAGCACTCCACCAGAGGTGTTTGTTAAATACCCTGCAACATAGAATGGGGTGGTAATCGTACCACTAAATGTAGGAGAGGCTTTAGTTGCATATATAGAACTTGAACCAACACCGTTTATAAGACCAGATTCAATATTAGCGAGACGATCACTTATGGTTGTCCAAGCCCCTGTTTGTGCAAACGTACCAACCCATGTAGAAGCTAATGGTTTATTAGCATCATTTGCTGTACCGAGTGCGCCCTCAATTGCAAGCACTTCTTCTTGTAGGGCGTTTACGTCGTAGGCAAGTACAGTATCACGTAAGTCTACACGTGAGCTTAAGGGACGAACGGACCCTGGAAACGAAGCTGCCACTACTTGTACCTACCTTTTTTAAGTTGTAATCTACTCATTATAGCCCACCAACCGTAGTAATTACAAGATTTGCGGGTAGTAAATATGGAACTTGATCAGGATCTAAAATTAATGGGGATACAACACTAGCTGTACCATCTGTGCATAGCTGTGTTATATCTACGGCCAGTACGCCGTCTACAGACGCAGCAGATTTAATAATAGATGATAGGTAAAGATTTCTTCCAAAGGTATTATTATCAAAAATAAATAATCCGTTTGTCCCAAGAAACGCCTTATAAATATCTAAAGTTACCGCAGAAGTACGGTATGCGTCGTCAACTGTAACTACCATTGTTACATAAATAGGTACATAAGCGGGTGGAAACACGGAGATTGTGGTGCCTACAGGAATTCTATCAGCCATAGTTGTAAGAATAGATTGCTTTAGGGCTTTCCAAGAAATGGATGTCGTGGTGCCAGCAACTGTTCCACCAGATACATAAACATCTGTATGGGTATCTGCAATTCTAAAAGTAGTAGTAGAAGGTATATCGTAAATAACTACATCTGTTAAGTTATAAACCGTTGGGTCAACACCAGTAATATTTACAATTTGTCCTACATCGTATAAATGCAAATCATCTGTAGTGACAGTAATGTAAGAGCCGTCACCAGTAATGCTTACAATAGTTCCTGATTGAACTATAACTCCAGGAGTTGCGGTTTGGTCTGCAGAAGATTGAACGTAAAGGTTTACAAGGCTTGACACTACAGCATCAGCTTTAACCTTACCTACCTGAGGCATTAAAGACACAAGGTACTCATAGTCTTTAAGGGTTACAGCACGTTTTCTTGCAGAGATAGCGGCTTTAATTTTTGCTCTAAGTTGGGTTGTATTATCTGAGTCTGCTCCGCCAACTGCTGGCTCAATATTACGTGCCTGTATGTAAGAAATAATTTCTGGGTCAAGGTTGCCAGGAACAAAGGTAACTTCTGAAATACTTCCAGTAGAAACGTTTCCTGCTACACCGGTACTTGTTCGGTATAGAGCACTAATGGTTTGGCCATTTGCTGGAATAGCTCCAGTAATTCCATCACCAAATATAATGGTAAGTGTTCCGTCTTCATTTTGTCGGGTTGTAAATACAAGATCTTGTGGACCAGACTCAACTAAAGTATCTTTGTATTCCCAAGTAGCAAAAGCTACATCTTGTCCTATGTAAACGCTTAATGAATTATCTACAATTCCAATATCAATAATATTGACTTCTTGGTTTGCCGAACCATTAGAGGTCTCAAGAATCGTAGGAAGCGGTTTGTTTGTAATAGGGCTAATAAGGTCAGGACGATCTGTGTTTACTGTTTTACCTTCAATACATGCCAAGCTTATTTCTTGTCCCGGCAGTACAGCTGTAGCAGCTTCAGTTGTTTCAAAGTAAACCTCAGAAAAATTTCCGTAACTAAGCACGGCTAGTACCTGAGTGCCTGTTGGAATGTCCACTGTATCAGTATCATGTGTGTTCATAAATTTAACACGTAGTGTTGCTGGGGTAGGACCTGTTGGTTTGTAGCCGTATAGGGCGGCAAAGTTTAGTAGGTTCTCACGTTTGGTAGCAGTGTCTACAGAGGTTTCATTAGCAATGCGGTCTAGGTAGTAAGACATGATGTCTCCCATGTACGCAAAAGACTCAATTAGAATTGATCCAAGGTCATTAGGATCAGTTACTTCCCAGTTAACACCGGTCTTTTGAGTAATCAAAGAAATGATGTCCGCTTTTAATCCAGCGTAATCTCTCGATGTGTAGTCAATCTGTATCTCGCTCATTATTACCTCGTTATCGTTCCGTTAGCACCAAAGGTGGATGTACTTAATGTCACACTGGTTAGTGTGTTATTGGGCAAAACAACTGATATTACTACAGGTGCCTCACCGTCTTGATTAACAGCCCCTACTGAAATCTGGCTGATTTCAATACTTGGGATCCATCTAGCCACTGCTTGAGTTACGGCTTGATTAATAGCTGCCTCTAAATTATTATCATTTTCAAACAAAGCTGTCATTAGGTCAGTGCCGTATGCTTGTAGGATTGGGCGCTGTCCAATATTTGTTGACAAGAGGGTCAAAAGCCTATCAAGATAAATCTTGGAAACTTCTTCCGTTTTCTTTGTGTTACCAAAGTTATCAATAGAATATGGGTATGAGATAGCTGATGTCATGGTTGTATACCTATCCAAACTGGAAACTCAGGGTCTCCGCCTTCAAACATAATCCA